ATAAAATAGGGGTAGCCACGGCATGGGGCCGGGGCGTTAACCGTAAAGGGGTTTACCAATGGGTAACAACGGTACACAGGCAGCGCAGGCCTTTAACGGCGCAAACGGTGCAACCGCACCGGTAGCAGCGGCAGCTATTGCCGCGTTTATTAAGGCCAACGGCCTTGGCAATGTTAGCTTGCACTTTGCGCCCAGCGCACTGGCTAACGGCGTGCTGTTTGGTGGCGGCAGGCTTTGGCAGGCAATGCTGCCTACCAGCAGCGGCACCATTGGCAAGCGCGGCCTTATACTTTGGGCCTGCGTTAACGGCGTGCCGCAGCATACGGTAAACGGCGTTAAGCAGTTTAACATTGCAGGCATTAGCACCAAGCTGCCCAAGCAGCTTGCGCCAGTGCCAATGGCCGCAATACAGGCAGCGCACCGTGCATACGGCAGCAGCGTGTATGGCAACCAAGCCACCCCAGCCGGTGGCACTACCAACCAAAACGCAGTATGCGCCATACTTAACGGTGGCTTTGGCCTTAGCGGCCAAACCGTAGCCACCTACGGCACGGCCTACGGCAAGCTGGTGGTTACCGGCTAAACCCCAGCCCTAGGCGGTGCGCAGCGCCGCCTAGGGTACCCACGGGCTAACTGCCTGTTTATAAACGGTTTTAAAAATAACCGCACCCCCCTTGCCCGAGGAGTGTTGTATGTGCATCAGCATATACAAGGATCTGTCGATATCGTAAGCACTCCAAAAGTTTTCGGCGTACCCTACCCCCCTTTTTGAACAATGATCTCCTAGGTTCATTGCCGCCGAAAAATTTTTATATTATTCTGAATCCATGAACAGTGTTCCATTAAACATCCCCGAAGATGTATTGAAGCAGTATGCCCGTTTGCTTGAAAAGCAGGGACAATACATCTCGAGTGATCTCGCGAGAAAAGATTTTATGGCCTACTGCAAAACGGTATGGCCCGAGTTTATTGAGGGTAATCACCATAAGGTGATGGCTCAGAAATTTAATGGGTTGGCCACGGGTAAGATAAAGCGGTTGATTGTCAATATGCCGCCGCGTCATACCAAGTCGGAGTTTGCTAGTTACCTGTTGCCGAGTTGGTTGATGGGTTTGAATCCAAAGTTAAAGATTATTCAAGCAACGCACACGGGTGAGTTGGCGGTGCGTTTTGGTCGTAAGGTGCGTAACCTTATGAACAGTAACGATTACTCTCTGGTCTTTCCTGAGGTGAAGTTGCGGCAGGATAGTTCTGCGGCAGGCCGGTGGGAGACACATGAGGGTGGTGAATATTTTGCGGCTGGTGTGGGTGGAGCGATTACTGGCCGTGGTGCGGATTTGATGATTATTGATGACCCGCACTCAGAACAAGATGCGTTATCACCTGCTGCGTTAGAGAATGCGTATGAGTGGTATACTTCTGGCCCCCGTCAGCGTTTGCAGCCGGGAGGCGCTATTGTCATTGTGATGACGCGTTGGTCGGAGATTGATCTTACAGGTAAATTACTCAAGCAGCAGAGCCGTGATATATTAGCTGACCAGTGGGAAGTGGTTGAGTTCCCGGCGTTACTGGATGATGAAAAAGTATTGTGGCCTGAGTTCTGGAAGAAAGATGAACTGTTAAAGGTTAAGGCGTCGCTGTCTGTAGGTAAATGGGAAGCCCAGTGGCAGCAGAATCCTACGTCCGAGACGAGTGCTATACTCAAGCGTGAGTGGTGGCAGAAGTGGGAGAAGGAAGATATCCCACCACTCTCGTATGTGATGCAATCTTATGATACTGCGTTTAGTAAGCAAACGAATGCTGATTACAGTGCTATCACAACGTGGGGTGTATTTCACCCAGAGGAGGGTGGCCCACCAAACATTATTCTATGTGATGCGCGGCGTGGTCGGTGGGACTTCCCAGATTTGCGCCGTATTGCGCAAGAAGAATATTCGTACTGGGATCCGGAGTGTGTGCTGATAGAAGCAAAAGCCAGTGGTATGCCATTGACGCAAGAGTTGCGGCAGATGGGTATACCTGTGCAGAACTACAGCCCTAGCCGTGGTAATGATAAATTCACACGGGTTAACTCCATTGCGCCTCTTTTGGAAAGTGGGTTAGTATGGGCTCCGGATACTAGATGGGCTGAAGAAGTAATAGAAGAGTGTGCTGCGTTTCCGGCTGGCGAAAATGATGACTTCGTTGATACGGTAACACAGGCTCTCAGACGATTCCGTGAAGGCGGCTTTATACAACACCCAGAGGATTATGACGATTATGTTGAAGGTCCCCCAAGAGTTGCAAACTATTACGGATAAAATTGAATTTTATCGGCAGTTGATGGAAGAATTTGAGAGAGCTTTGCGCCCACGGCCCACTCTCCGTGTCATAAAAGGGGGCAAGCGTGGCTAGACAACCGAGTCCATACAATAATATCGAGCGTGAGTTTACCTTGGTCGGCCAGAAGTTGCCGACCGATGACCTTGAAGTAGAACTTCCGGGCCAAGGACCAGAGCCTTCGTTTGATGGTATGGAAATGTCGCGTTTGGAAGATGGTTCTGTAGAGTTTGCCGAGCCAGAAAAAGCCACCGCAGAAGATATGGGCTTTGGCCAAAACCTTGCCGACGGCCTTGAGGATGATGAATTAGCTGGCATAGCTAGTTATGTACTTGAAAAAGTAGATGAGGATAAATCTTCGCGCAAAGAGTGGATCAATACTTACTCACGCGGTCTAGATCTACTCGGTATTAAGTACGAAAACCGCACAGAACCCTTCCAAGGCGCTACTGGCGTAATACATCCTATGCTGAACGAGGCTGTTAGCCAGTTCCAAGCACAGGCTTATAAAGAATTATTGCCGCCGAGTGGCCCTGTACGGACGCAAGTGCTGGGCGATACTACGCCAGACCTTGAAAAACAGGCAGACCGCATCAAAAATTACATGAATTATGAGATTGTTCATGTGATGGAGGAGTACGATAGCGAGTTTGACCAGATGCTGTACTACCTCGGGCTGTGCGGTAGTGCGTTCAAGAAGGTTTACCGCGACCCACAGTTGAACAGACAGGTCAGTAAGTTTGTGCAGGCTGAAGATATGCTTGTGCCGTACAACGCCACGGACCTAAATAGCGCAGACCGCGTCACACATATCATCAAAATACTGCCAAATGAGCTACGCAAGCTGCAAGTTAGCGGTTTTTACCGTGATATCGAGATAAATGCGGGTGAACCTGAGTATTCTGAGCTAGATGATACAAAAGAAGACCTTACAGGCGTCGAAAGAGTAGGCGACTATGAGGAAGTTACGCTGTATGAGTGCCATTGTTACCTAGATTTGGACAAATACGGCGACAAAGACGATAATGATGAGTCTACAGGTATAAAATTACCGTATATTGTGACTGTTGCTGCTGATTCTGCGGAAGTTTTGTCGGTTTACCGTAATTTTGAGGAAAATGACGGAGCAAAACGTAAGAAACAGTATTTTGTCCACTATATGTTCACTCCTGGATTAGGTTTTTACGGCAATGGCCTGATACATTTGCTTGGCAACCTCTCTCGTACGGCAACAGCTAACCTCAGACAGTTGGTAGATGCTGGTACGCTGGCAAATATGCCTGCTGGATTTAAAGCTAGGGGGCTGAGGATACGAGACGACGACCAACCACTGCAACCCGGAGAGTGGCGGGACGTTGATGTCGTTGGGACAGAGCTACGCAGCTCACTCTTACCTCTCCCGTACAAAGAGCCGAGCGCGACTCTGTTCCAATTACTTGGTTTTGTGGTCAATGCCGCACAAAAATTTGTAGGCACCACAGATATCGGCACTGGCAATATACAGAACACAGAAATGCCCGTTGGCACTACTGTTGCGCTGATGGAGCGCGGTAGCCGTATTATGTCTGCGGTACATAAACGCCTGTATAATGCTATGAAGCAGGAGTTCAAGCTCCTAGCCGACATTATCGCAAAAGACCCATCCGACTATCCCTTCAATGTGGCTAATAATCAGGCTGGCCTAAAGCAATCTGATTTTGATGGCCGGATTGATATTGTGCCTGTGGCTAATCCAAACATTTTCAGCATGTCACAACGTGTGACGTTAGCACAAGAGCAACTCAAGCTCGCGTCTGCTGATCCTAATATGCACAATAAGTATGAGGCTTACCGGCGTATGTATGTCGCGCTCGGCGTAGATAATATCGAGCAGATTTTACCGCCGCCACAACCACCTCAGCCGCTCAACCCTGCCGCAGAAAATGGTATGGTGCAGATGGCTATTGTTGGTAAGCAGCAACTCAAAGCCTTCCCGCCGCAAAACCATGATGCGCATATACAAAGCCATTTGATGTACATGTCAAGTATTGTGGCAAAGTCTAACCCATCTGTGCTGCAAGTTTTGCAAACGCATATTTTTGAGCACATCACTTTGAAAGCACAAATGCTGGCGCAGCAAGAAATGCAGGGTATGCAACAGGGCCAAGCAGTGCCGCCAGAGATGATGCAAAACCGTGTAGCAGAAATAGAAGCAGAATTAATTGCTGAGTATCTACAGCAAGAGAATCAAGTATTGGGTGCCTCACAAAAAGATCCACTGGTTGAGCTCAAGGCTAAAGAGCTTGAGTTGCGTCAACAGGATATGATGCAAGATGCGCAACAAGACCAGATGGAGCTTGAGTTTGACAGGCAACGGGCGGCAGACCAAGCTGCTATACAGCGGGAGCGTATCCAAAGCACAGAGGATATAGCTTCTATGCGAGCGCAGATTGCTTTGCAACGGCAGCAAAATAGGAGCCAATAATGGCTAGGCGAGACGGTCCAGGAAGTGAAAGCGAAGGTAACCCCGGATACGGGGACGACGGATTAGACCAACTCCGCGAACAAATAGCCGCAGCTCAAGCTCAAGGCATAAATGTACTTGGCGATACTTTTCAAAACCAATTAGCCGGAGACATACTTTCAGGGAACCTGAATTTAGGTGGTGGTGGCGACGATACAAGAAGCGCCGCTGGAATGAATCTAGCGCCTGTTGTAACACCGCGTTTTACAGATAAATACAGGCAACCAGATGGCACATACTCATACCCAAGTGTAGGAGCGTACCTTAACGCAATGGGTATCCAGTATGGTGGGTTTGACCAAAGAAACGATTTAATGGGGAACGTGTATAATCAACTTGTCCCCGGAGGCAAAACACCATTGGGTGCGTTGTCTGCTTTTCCGGCAGCATTAGGTGTAAATGATAAAGTAGCGGCACTAATCAGTTTGGGCAATTTGGCTGCTGGAAAAATGGGTATCGGAGTCGATGAGCCAAAAGAAGAAGACACAGAAACAAAAACGAATGGTATTGCTGATTTCTTTACAGGTTTCCAAGGTCATCCCGGTCTAAGGTAGGAGTATGTTATGTCAAATAGACTTTCACAAATGTTGGATCTATTGGAAGAGGCTCGTGAAAATGACGACCTCGACAAAGTAAAAGAAATAGAAAGCGATATGTTTCGCGAGTTTGGTTATGATGCTGAAACAGGTAAAACATACAAATCTGCGGGTGGCCCTATCAAAAATATACCAGCAATGATGGATGCCACAAGCAACAGAGCTACTCGCGGTGCTATTAGCCGTGGTGGTCGTCTGGCTGTGCGCGGCACGAAGTTTAGAGGCTTGAAGTGAGCGTAGAAACTTTCCTCAAATGGAAAATTCTACCACGTTTTATGATGCTCGTCATGACACTGATGTCGTGGCGTGTCGTGGAATGGTTCATGTCATTGCCTGACCCAACAAATGCGCAGGCGGGTTTAGTTTCTGTTGTCACAGGAGCTATGACTGGAGCGTTTGCTGTTTGGATGAATCATGAAGGGAAGTAATGGTTCATGCGTTTTTGTTATTAGTTTATTTAGGAACAGGTGAAACACGGTCTTTGGTGAGCGGAGATATGTATTTCTACTCAATTGTTGATTGTAACTATTACGCCGCGCAAGTTTCCAAAAGATACGGAAACTATAGAAGTATCGAGGCTATCAATCCAAAAGACAGGGTTACTGCGTATTGCGTACCGAAGAGCGTCGATCCAAAAACAGTTAGGATTTACGACCAATGATACAAGCACTGATACCAGCGATAGCTGATTTAGCAGGGGGTTGGTTAAAAGGTAAAGCTGAAGAGAAAGCAGCTCAGTCCCGTGTAAAAGTGGCCAAAGCAGAAGCCGAGGCAGAAGTCATGAAAGTCGCAGCCACCCATGAGGCAGGCTGGGAAAAAATAATGGCTGAGGCCAGTAAAGACAGTTGGAAAGATGAAGCATGGACAATACTGTTTATTGCTATCATTGCCATGTGTTTTATCCCGCCCTTGCAACCATACGTTGATAGGGGTTTTGAAGTATTGTCAACCACACCCGATTGGTTCCAATGGGCTATGTATGCTTCTATTGCTGCCTCTTTCGGACTTCGGGGTATTAAGGGGCTGAAAAAATGAGCTTGTATAGGAACATCCATAAGCGCCGCAAAAGTGGTAAAAAGATGCGCAAGCCCGGACAGAAGGGTGCGCCGTCTGCACGTGATTTCAAAAACGCAGCCAAGACGGTAAGAAAAAAGTAGATGTCTGACCTTTACATCCACGAAAAAGTCCGCAATATTATTCAAGACCGGAAAAAACTTCTAGCTGCACAAATTGTGCAGGGCCAAGTAGAGGATTTTTCTGCATTCAAGGAACTGCGAGCGCGTATCGCAGAACTTGCCAACATCGAACAGGAGCTTGAAGCCCTGCTAAAAAAGGTGGAATATGAGTGAACTCTTAGTCCCAGAATATGTGGCGAAAGCCCGTGCAAAGAAAATCGCAGAAAACTCTGCGCCTCCTAAACCGGAAACACCTTCCCTTGAAAAACTACCTCAACCGACTGGTTGGCGAGTTTTGATCCTTCCTTTCAAAGGCAAGAAAAAGACTGATGGTGGCATTTTGCTACCAGATCAAGCTGTAGAGCGCGAGGCGTTAGCTACAGTTTGCGGCTATGTGCTAAAGGTCGGCCCCCTTGCCTATAAAGACCCGCAAAAATTTGGTGACCCAGAGGATCAACATAAAAGTTGGAAACCGTGGTGCCAAGAGGGTGATTGGGTCATCTTTGGTAGATACGCGGGTAGCCGGTTTAAAATCGATGGTGGAGAAGTTCGTCTTCTCAATGATGACGAGATACTGGCCACTATCACTAATCCAGAAGATATTCTGCACACATAACAGGAGTACGTTATGCTTCCCGAAGAAAAAGCTGCTGAAGAGCAGGAAGATACTGTTGAGGTAGAACTTGAAGAAGAAACAGCAACAGAACCAGAGCAAAAGGCCGAGCAGGAAGAAAAGCCTGCCGCCCAAGAAGCCTCTGATGAAGACCTTGAAGAGTATAGTGACAAGGTCAAAAAGCGCATTGAAAAACTTACTTACAAAATGCGCGAAGCTGAACGTCGTGAAAAAGCTGCAACTGAATATGCACAAGCTGTACAAACACAGCTTAAAGAGCTTGAAGAACGTTCTTCAAAAATTGATGAATCTTACCTAACTGAGTATGACCAACGCGTCACCACCCAAGAAGAGATTCTCAAAAGCCGTCTAGCGCAAGCCATTAACATTGGTGACGTAGATGCGCAGATTGAAGCACAAAAAGCGATTGCAAAACTTGCTTTGGAAACAGAGCGGTTGAACACTGCAAAAAGCGAGTTTGAGCAAAAGAAAGCTGCGCCTGCCGAAGAACCTGTAAAGGAAGCGCCCCAAAGGGTAGATCCTAAGGCTAAAGCGTGGGCAGAGAAAAACGAGTGGTTTGGCTCAGATGAGCCTATGACGCTCACTGCGTTTTCAATTCATAAAAGGTTGATTGAGGAGGAGTACTTTGACCCTCAAAGCGACGATTACTATGATGAGTTGGACAAACGCATCCGTCAAGAGTTCCCGCATAAGTTTGAAGAAGCTTCTGCGGCACCCGTTGCAAGGTCTCCAGTAGCCCCTGCGACACGCTCTTCTGGTAAGCCCACATCGAAAAAAATCAAGCTAACTCCTTCTCAGGTTGCAATAGCTGATAAACTCGGTGTAACTTATGAACAATACGCGAAGCAACTTGCTCGCTTAAATTCGTGAAGGAAAGATCATGGATCGTACCCCACGCACTACGAAGACTCGTGAGAAAAGCTCACGCCGCAAACCTTGGCAACCTCCATCCACGCTGGATGCACCTCCTGCACCGGAAGGTTTTATACATCGTTGGATCCGTGAATCAGTCATGGGTCAGGATGATAAAAAGAACCTTGCCGCTCGCCTCCGCGAAGGCTTTGATTTAGTTCGCGCAGATGAGTACCCTGATTTTGAGTCTCCCACAATCCAAGATGGAAAACATGCGGGAGTTATTGGAGTCGGTGGTCTACTCTTAGCTCGGTTCCCCGTTGAATCAAAAGAAGAACGTGACACATACTTCCGTGGTAAGACTGCGGATCAGATGCAAGCGGTCGACAATGATTTGATGAGAGAAGAGCATAGTTCTATGCCTATCCTTAAACCCGATAGGCAATCTCGTGTAACTTTCGGGGCTAAAGCAGGCTCCGACAACTAGAAGGATCTAGAGCATGGCGAATCTTGATGTCGCATTCGGACTCCGTCCGTATAAGATGCTCGGGGCGGACTACAACTCTACTGGCCTCATGACCTTCAAAATCCAGACTGCGGGAACAGCGGGTACGTCTTCTGTAATTTACGAAGGCACTCCGGTTATTCCCCTTGCCAATGGTCTTGTGGATATTGTAGGTGCGGCGGCTGGTGGTACTGTACCCCTCCTCGGCTCTTTTCAAGGTTGTAATTACATCGGTCTTGACGGCACCCCCGTCTGGGCTAACAAGTGGCCCGGAACTGCCTCTGTAAAGAGCGGGACTGCTGCTACTGCTGTAATTGCAGCTAACCCAGATCAGCTTTTCCTCATCAATTGTGATGCGGCAGCGGCTGATTCACTCGTTCACGCGAATGCTAACTTTGCAAGTGGCACATCTGGTGATGCAACGACGGGTAAGTCGTCTGCAGAGCTGGCTGTTTCGACCGCAAATACGACGAACACGCTGAATATGCGTATTATCGGTTTTGAGGATTCGCCCTCAAACTCCGATGCCGCTTCTGCTGGCCGTCTGGCAATCGTAATGCTTAACAATCACTTCTACCGTTACAACGCTAACGGTACTGGTGCTGGCGTATAGGGAGCTAGGTAGATGGCTATTTCAAGAGCACAACTCATGAAAGAGCTTGAGCCTGGACTCAACGCTCTTTTCGGAATGGAGTATGATCGTTACGACAACGAGCATGCCGAAATCTTTGACACCGAGACTTCGGATCGGGCGTTTGAAGAAGAGGTAATGCTCGCTGGCTTCGGTCAAGCTCCGACTAAAGGTGAAGGTGCAGCGGTGACCTTTGATACCGCTAACGAGTCGTTCACTGCTCGGTACACTCATGAAACGGTGGCCCTCGCGTTTGCGATCACTGAGGAAGCTGTAGAGGATAACCTCTATGACCGCCTCAGCTCTCGCTATACTCGGGCGCTTGCACGTTCCATGGCAAACACCAAGCAGGTG